TTGAAATATTTTGACTACAGCATCTTCTCTATCAAAACCTATTACGCCAAAACACTTTCTGTAATTTCTACGTGGAGTAGCAAAATCATCTCGTGGTAGGTCAAAAGTGTTTTGTATTTGGCCTTCTGTATCTATAAATGTATCAGCATCACATAATATACGTCCCCACAACTGATATTCTATAATACGATGCCCAATATGAAATGTACTAGGAGAAGGAGAAGGGTTGAGGCTCATGCTAGTCATTGGATAAAGTCCAGTGCCAGCAGATATACTAAAATCGGAGCCATCTTTACCATACAAATAATCAGATTGATATATTTTGACGCCGTTTCCATAGATTTCTATTCTGTATGTATCATATGTATAAATTACTGCTCCACCTCCAGGACCACCTACATGTGATACACCACTTCCATCACCACTACTTAAAAGCTTTACATCTGTTTCTGGCACTGAAATTATTTGGCCAGCATTTGCTACTTTTGTAAATGTTATATAGCTATTTTTAGACGTAGCATTCCACGTATTGCTACTTGGTACAATTCTGTATGTATCATTTAGTCGTTCATAATTAAAATTTGACAAACTAATTTCTTTATATTTTGGTCCTTTGGCAAAATGATATTTGTCTCTTAGATTATTTTCATCATCCACCTGTTCGTCGACTTCTGTTTCCCAATAAGTACCACCAGCATAATTAGAAATGGTGTTTTCTCCTTGAAAATAAATTTGCAGTACTGTCCTTTTTGTTAGTGTCAATTTGGTCAAAGCTGGAGCAAGCTTTATAAGGTCGTATGTATTCTCATAAGCATCGAGTATTTTTGAATAGCCATCATTATAATTAAGCTTTAATTCAACATTTTTCTTAAAATGGTCAAATTTACAATCAGATTTATTAAAAGAAGCAGAAGCATAAAGTGCTTCATTTTTATAAACATAAAAGTATAAATTTTCTTCAATGGATGCATTTTTAACTATTAAATAATCAGTTCCGAACAAATTAAGTTTGCCATCAAGTGTTTCTCTGAAAAACATTTGATTGCTTTCTTTCTTAAGTTTCTTTTTGAGCTGTTTATAATGTGGATTTACTTTAAACCCGGTTTGCATATTTATATATTTGTTGGCAGAAAACTCAACAAAGTAAATTGCAACATATCTCGTATTGCTAAATACATTGAAATCAGCGTATACATTCGCATTATCGATAAACTCATCGTATCCGAGATAGTTGTCATTTTTATCCCACTGTAGACACATTATAGAAGTAGCATTACTATCATTATAATAAGCTCTTATCTTTTTTATTCCACTATCTATGCTTCTTTTTAATACAGCAGAACCTGCGCTGCCTTCTGTCATCTGCCCAGTTTCAATATTAAAATCAAAGCCCGACCTCAGAGGAACGCTAATTTCTTTAAATACGTAAAAAGTGTTTTCTGTTTTCATAGCTTAACAATGTATTCTGCGTAAAACATTTCTTTTCTTTTCAATATATGTGCCATCTGGCATTGCATAATACTGATTCTCACTATTACGCTTAAGTGCTCTAACATCTTCTTCGAGTTGAGACAAATCAATGTTAGATTGATTAATGCTTATATTCTGTGCGAGTTCTTCTCCTGTTTTAAATGCTTGTGAGAACTTTTCTTCAAAAGTACCTTTGTTAATACTATCAACAAGTTGCGGAAGTACTTTGCGATACTTTTTTGTGCTACGTTTATTTATAATAGCCATAGCCTCTCCACCCTCAGCTCGCATATTCTTGCCTTTTGAGTTTTTCGTCTGCAAATCTATATCGTTACCAGATGCATGAGAGCCTCCTTCGAGTATTTCAAAACCACCTTCTCCATATTCTTCAGAAGCTGCTGATTTGGTCACTTGAGCGGCTTTAACTTTAGCTACAGTGAATGACGTCCACATAGCTGCTATAGCTGCAAGAGCAAGAGCAGGACCTACAAACGGTATAGGTGAAAATGCTGCCCACAGATTAGCAGAAGCAGTAATTAGCGAAGATGCCTGAACTACAGAATTTATAGCTTCTTGCCTGCGCTTAGCTTCTTCAAGCAGTTTTTCTTTCTGAGCTTGGTTTTTCTTTTCTTGCTGTAGTTCTTTTTTGGCTGTTGCAACATTATTAGCATAGCCATTGTTACGGCCTTCAACTTCAGCATCATAAGCAGACTGAGCAGCTTCTACTCGTTTTTCAGCTGCCGCTACTGCCTGCTCAGCAAGTTTAACTTCAGCATCAGCAATAGCTTTTATATTTTCAAGTACTACATTTGCTGCCTCTGAAAAAGCACTAATTTGCTTATCATCAAATCCAAGCTTAGTAAGCAATGCTCCACCAAGGCCTTTTTCGCCTACAAGATTCATGAAGTTGCCTGCCTCTTTGATTTGGCGTTGTAGTTTTTTAACTGTAGCTTCGGCTTCTTTCATCTGAGCATCAGACCAATCAATAGCGCCTTCTTTTGCGAGCTTAATCATCTCATTCCATCTATCTCGCTCAGCTTTAAGCTTAAAGATTGTTATCTGATTTTCATTCCTTTTTACTATATTAAACTCGGCTTCTGTGGCAGCTTGGGCTTGGTCAAAGTTGGTCATCTGTGTTTGGCTTTTAATCAGAGCTCCACGCTTGTTAAACTGTGCATTTATCTCTGATTCACTCTGGCGCTGTTCAGCAGGTTTCAATCTATTTTGAGCAAGAGCTAATTGTCGAGTAACTTCATTTTGATTCATCAAAATTGCGAGTTCTTCATCTGAGCCTTTTTTAACCAATTCAAGCTGAGCCTCAAGGCTCTTTGCTTTCATATTATAAATAATAGTATCATATTCAGCAATAATCTGCTGGCGCTTTCTTTGGAATGCAGCAATCTCTTCAGGTGTCATTGAGCCTGTTACTACAATCTCACTGCCTTCTTCAGTAATACCTTTAGTTCCATACAAGGTTTCTTGTTCCTCAAGTTGCTTAAGACGTAACTTCTTTTCTTCTTCAATATTGTTAGATATATCTTCGAGACGCCAATTCATTACCTGACGCAGCTTTTTGTTTCTGTCAATCTCATATTCATATTGCAGATTCGTAAGGTCTATTTCAAGCTTGCGTCTTGTATTTTCAATTATAGCACCTATTTCTCTTTGCTGTTGTTCAATCTGTGCTTTTTGCTCAGGCGTAAGTGGCTTAAACTTGTTATCAGGATTTGTTAAGAAAACTTCATTTTTACGGAATTTTTCTTGCATTTCTCTGATAGTTTGGTTTGCTTGGTCTACAGCTTCTATGCGGCGTTTTTCAAACTCATTGCGCTGTAATTCTGACAAGCTAATTTCGTATTTTTTGCGTATAGACAGGTCATTACGCCATATCTGGTTAGTAAGGTCTCTTTGGCGAGGTCCTTTCGGGTCTTTCTTACCTTTCTTGTGTGCTGAATCAATTCCTGCTGCCTTAAGCTCTGCATCTGACATTTCAGTTATAGCTTGAGCCATTTTAAAATATTGGTCAGCTGTGGCTTCTGCTGCAGCAGCTTCATCCTTAAGGCCTTTTATTCTTCTATTCTTGTGTGATTCAGCTATAGCTCCGTAGTCACCAGGACGTAGACCGACCGACGATGCTCCTGCTGATGCTGTACCAGCCACAAGTTTATCAGCCCAATTTGGTCCTTTAGCTGCTTCAGCTTCAGCCTCTGCTTCTTTTGTAAGAGCTTCTTCATATTTATCAGCAGCAAGCTTCATAGCAGCTGCAGCTTTAGCTCGAGCTTTAAGAGCATTAATCATTACATCTGTATTATTTGTAAAGATGTTTTCGGCATCAGTTACATTTGTTACAGATATACCAAGTTGGTCGAACTCAGTTTTATTATCTTGAATCCACTGAAGTTGTTCCTTCTGAGAAGAAAGATTTTTCCATTCTTGAGACAATTTCTTTACTGTTGTTATATTTTTGCCATAAGAATCATTAGTAGTCTTAAGCTCTTTGTTGATGTTATCGATAGCCTCTGTGTATTTAATTACTTCAGCTCTTCCTTTAATAGCTTTACTAATCCAATCAATAATAGCTTTACCGTGCATTGACAGCGCAGTAAGGCATAAAATAAGAGCTGTTTGCCAACTGAAAATTGCTCCTGCTATAGTTTTAGCAACAGATGTCGTTGCTTTGCCTTCGGCCGCAAGAAATTTATTCTTCTGGCGTACTTTATCTATTTCATCAACAAGAATTGGAATATTGTTAGAAATTGCCAAGAAGAACGTGTTTATTCCCATAGTAGCAGCTGGCAATTCGCGAACAACTTGATTCACCGCATTACCAAGTCCATTCCATGCAAGTTTATAATTACCAACTGATAATCTATGATTACCAGTAGCTTCTTGCATTCGTACCATCTGCTTATAGATATTGAGGGTTTGTTCCTCTAAATCTTTTCCTGCTGCTGTAGCATATCGTTCTTCATGCGATAGAGCATTAAGTTTTATTTTATTAAGCTCATACTGTGCTGCAAGCTGATTATACGAACCGACCTCAGAAGCATTCATTCTTGCAGTAAGCTTGGCAATCTGATTAGCTTCTCGTGTTTTCAAGTTCAATTCTTGTAATTGAATGTTGGTCTCACTCGAAGCATACATATACTTTTCAGTAGCTCTTGCTAATTCATCAACAGCTGGCTTTGCTTCTTTATGAGTTGATGTCAATTCATGAATTTGTCGTTTCAGCTCAATAAGTCTTTGGCCTTCTTCGCTGCGTAAGAAATTGAGTTGCTGTTCAGCTTTTTCAATAGCTGATATCGACTGAACGTGAATTTTTAGCTGGCTATCCAAATCAGAAAGTCTCTGCTTAGTAGCCATAATATCAGCAAGCAAATCTCTGCCAAAAGCTTCTTTCCTTTCTGTTTCACTTAGTGATTTCCACAGACTTATTTGGTCTTTAAGTTCTAATTTAAGTTTATCATAAGACCCTATGAGAGCAGCAGAAGCTTTTTGCATTTCAACTGACATCTTATTATGAGAGGCTGTCTGAGACTTTAGCCAAGCAACCTCCTTACCAGTATCAGACATAGCAAATTTGAGCTCTTTTTGAGCTCTTGTAAGCCTGTTAGCTGCAGCTGTTGCCTCATCGATTTCTGTTCTGCCTTCATTGGTCGCAGTGCTCATCGATTTAAGTTGGGTAACAATGTCTTTTGCTCCGGATTTTACTACATCCAGCATAGCACCATACGTCTTATTGAGCTCTGTTAATTGTTCAATAAGATTCTTGATAGAATCATCTGGGCTAATTAAGTCCTCGTATTTTATCTTATTGTCATCCATACTTAATGGCGTTTAAAGTTATTTTTACTATATGCTTTTTTCTCTGCTTCTGCTTGCTTTTGTATATTTGCGAGAGTATTGTAAAACTCAAGAACAGTCATTTGCTTTGCGTTCATTCCTGTCTTTTGACTTATTATCATGCAAGCACTCTCAAATTGCTTATCATATTTTATTTCTTCTGAATCTTTGCCAACAAAGTTTTTAGGTTTACGTAAGCTGAAAAGAAACTCATCAATTTCAGCTATCTGTTCAGCGTAATCTTTATCTTCTATAAGCTCTTGAAGCTGAAGTAGAGTTCTTGCTTTCAGCTTAGCGTAAGCCTCTTTTTCTTTAGCACTGTCGAACTCGCTCGGAAAATAGAGCTCTAATTCAGTCGAAAGTTTTTTTTTCAAATCGTTTAGTAAATCTATGAATAGATTATGTGGCATCTCACTTAATTCATCTACCAGCTCTTGAAGATGACTATCAGAAAGGTCTTTTTGTTCTTTATCATTGATGCTGTGTATAAGTGCAGCAAAAGCTAAATTTTTAGGAGACACGTTGCTAACAATCATGTGCATGTTTTGCCTCATGTTTTGAAGTTCTTGCATAGCATTTTTCTTATCTCCTTTATTTATATATTTAGCTATACTGACTATGTGACTATCAACTGAATCTATATCAGAGCCCAAGCCAGAATCGATGAGTATACACTTGTTATATTTTTGAAAGTTGACTATTGGCATTTCATCTATGCTATCATACAACTTAATCTTTTTGTTTTTTAAAATAACAGTTTTCATATTACTTTGGGTGCTAAATGAATAAATTTATAATAAGTATCTTGTTATAGGAGGTGCACAAAATATAACAAATGCATGAGGCTCCCAACATAAGCGCCACATACAAAGTGTTATGATAAAACACATCCAAAAACTTAAACAAAAATCGCAATCAAGCATTTCTGCAACTATGTGTATTCCAATTTTATCATGAAAATCTCTCAACTTGGTCCTTATTCCAGTTTTACCAAGAAGCAAAATAATAAATGCTGCAAGTAAAGCAACAATTATGGTTTGATGTAGCGTTGACATAATTCTCTCGTTGTTATATTAAACTCAAAACGTAAACCAGCATAAGGATGCATAAAAAACTGTTTGTCAATAGCTTGAATGCTTTCACCTTTATATGTGTAATTATTGTATATCTTTTCAAGAGCGTAGCCTTTGTAAATATTCTCAAAACGCTCGTAAACTTTAGTAAGATTTAATCGACCTTCAGATTGTATGAGACCAGGACCAGTAAGCACTCGTACAATCTCATCTTTAACCTCTTCAGTATACATTGCATCTGCATCTGCAAATATGCTATTAAGGTCAAACCAAAATACAATCGCTCCACTAAATGTAAACTGAGGGAGTGACTGGACAACAGATGTTACTTCCTGTGGGTCATACAGGTCAAACCAACAGAAATTGCCAAAGTTATCATTTGGAAGAAGAGAAACATATTCGGAATTTCCTATATAGGCAGCAGGATATATAAATTTACTGCCGTCGTCTCTATGCTCAACGAGTTTATAAGCTCGACCAAAAGCATAATTAAGCCACTTAAGCTTTTTAGCTAAAGTTTCTTGAATATCTTGTATTACTTTATCAAGCAAAACAGGATTTTCTTTAGTAATTACTTTTACGTTACGTTCAACCATTGAGCAATTTTTCTTTTAGTTTTTCTTTTAAAGAAGGCTTTATGTAATTAGCTAATAGTTCGGAAAAATTTTCATTCGTTAGTCTAAAAATTGTTCTTCCATATCTTTCTAAAAGATATTTTGCTTTATCATCAGTGGACGTTACATAAAAGCCTTCATTGTCAAACTCTACATGTAAAGAGTTATAAAACTCACCTGTGTCTTTAAGCGTTACTCTGTCATAAGGTTGTCCTTTTCTCTGTTTATATTTTATAGTACGAATAGCATAGGGTTGATAACTCATAATCGAAATGCCTTTACCCTCAATGCCTTGTTCATAAAGTTGGTCTCTTGCAACCATCTGCACGATTACATCTTCGTGCTTCATTATCTCGTCTTTTAATTCATCACTGAGAATATCTTTAAACTTTCTAAGTCTATAAACGAGATTACGAATTGAGGCGTTGTAGTATTGTGGCATTATACGACTCTATATTTAATACCATGATTTACACATGGTAAACATACTCTATCTATACCTTCTGTGCTTACTTGAATTGTTTTTAAAGCTAATTCAAGTTGATAACTCAAACCTGATTTCTTCATTGATGATGAATCACCGTCAATTTCGTATAGAATATCAGGCCTTGATGCATTTATGCTGTGTCTGTTTGTACGGACATTCGGGTTATACGCAAATTCACGTAAGAAGTCAACTGCAAGTGATTTACTAATATAATCAGTAAACATTGCTTTTTGCTCAATGATAAAGTCTGTTATATCACAGGCTATAGTAATATCTAAATTAAGACCGTAGTTAGTACTGTAGTCATACAGATTATTTTCAATATCCCACAGCCTAATTTTTAATTTGGTATAATCATTATTAAAATCGTTGCTGAAAACTGTATGTGACTCTGTCACAAACTCTCCATTCACATAAAAAGGATGAACTTCGATATATTTTGACCAAATGCGCCAAGCCTCATATTCATGTCGAGAACATTCATTGCACGGGCCTTTTGACCAATCACGACTTTTACGAATAGCTTGACTTCCTTCTTGTAGTTGTGATTGCATATAACATATATACCAGCTACCACCAGCATCTATTTCATCACTTTCATAAGGCAAATACAGCTCTTGTTTTGGAGTAAACCACTCCATGCTGTTTGCTTTAGTTTTAATAAATTTTTCAACATAATATGGAGTGCTTAGACTTGAGTGCATTATGTATATTGTATATTGCCCTATGCTGTCAAACTGTAAGCCAATTCTATTTATTTTAGTAGTGACTCCTTTGGCTCTAATCGGTATAATTTCAAAGCCAACGAGATTGTTTTTGTTTTTAATAGTATCATATATACGGCCTGTGCCGTCAAACAAAGTTTTCTTTTCGCACAGTGTTTTGTATGTACCTTTAGCTACCTTCTCATTGACGTATGAATTGATAGCTTTAGTAATACTTGCTTTTGTTTTAGTTTCAAGCCACTCGGAAAAAGGATTTGTTTCGACCCAATAATCTTTATTTGTTATCTCTGTATTTTCTGGTACCAATCTTAAGGATTTGTAATGTTTATCATTGTCAGTAACAACTACACCTTTGGCATATGCTATTTCTGTTGAATGTACAGGGTATGATATATTATTGAAATCAGGAGCTATGCTTTGCAAATTCTGAAGCGTTAACAGTGGATGCATATCTTGATAATAAAGCCCACTTTCTGATTGAGTTAATGCTTCAGAAATTACACCATCTTTAGAATCATAGCTCTGTCTCCAACCTATGAGGTGTAATAAACCTTCTTGTATTTCTTGAATTCTTACCATAGATGTATTTGCTTTTTTAATTGGATAACGGGAGCATCTGAGTATTTCTACCAGACGCTCCCGCACCCAAAGTGATAACAATTATGAACTGCTATCAGGTTTTTAACCTAAGCGTCCTTCTTGAAATCATTGCTGAAAAGAACGCTTAAGCCGTAGGAAGCGGTGCTGTTACCTGAACAGGCAGACCGTACGAAGCATTCTCGCTCGAGATGTTGAAGGCCATGATAGGACTTGCCAGAGCACCTTCACCAGAAGGAACGCTGTTGTAAGCAGTCAGGAATGCAATATCTACTGCAAAGCCGTAGTGCTCCTTACGAGTACGTGTCATATCAGCAGTAGCTGCACCTGCGATACCAGAGTAGTTGCCGACAGAGTCGTAGAAGTAAGTGCCACACGGAATGTTCAGCAGAGGCAGAGTAGCGATACCCCACTCGTGACCATCACCAGAAACAGTACCGAGCAAGCAGTCACGCTCGAAACGAGTCAGAAGACCCAGAGAGCCAGCATTGATAGCATAACCCTGAGCATACTTACCTTGTGCGGCAGCAATGTGGTTAGTGAAGTGGAAAATCTTGTCGCTGTACTCATTGCGCTTGTTCTCGATGTTGTAGATGTCCTTCTGAGAAAGCTTCTTCACGATGCTCTCAACACCTGCATCACCTACAATGTGCAACTGGCCGTAGAAGTCGTTAGCACCCATGATGACATTCAAGTCACCGAACAGGTTTTCACGTTCAGTCCATTTAGCGTTGATTACATTGCCCGTCTTGTCGTACAGAAGCGGGTTTTTGATAACGACTGTCTTAGCAGCAGCGAGCTTAGCCAAAGCAGCCTCATCAAGGGTCTGAGCCAACTTGTAGATGTACTTCATCAGCTTAGTTTCAAAATCACGCTGAATGCCAATCTCGTTGTTCATGTACATCGCAGGAGCGATAGTAAAGCCGAACGAGTAGGTTGCAAACGTGATAGTCACCATGCGAGAAGTGTTCTCACTGTCGGCGATAGTCAATTCACGAGTGTTTCCAATAGTGATACCACCATCGTAGTCAATCACTGGAGTTTCGAGCGTGTTACCGATAGAGGTGCGAGCTTTAGCTTTAAGCTCCTCCGTCAAAATACCTGTAGGGTCATTTGACTGAACGAGAAAAGCATCCAGGGCACCATAGCGACTCGGGCGAAACTCATACTTGTCCAGATTCGAATTTGCTCGAATGTTCTGGATGCGAGTCAATACTAAACTCATAGTCCTTTTTGTTTTTAATTGTTAAACTTATTATTTAGTGTGATGCTGTGGTGCATTACCCTTTTACAGCCCAGACATCTATTTCACTTTATCGAATAGGCAAACTTGCCACATTATTCTCATTGCGCAATTGCATCGACTGCTCAGCAAACTCAACAGAATCACGAGTGATACCATTTCCAAGCAGATAGGTTTCAATTGCTTTATCAGCTTCAAGCTGAGTTCTCATACCAGAGAGGTCAAGTACTGAACCACCTCCACTGCCTCCGCCAAGAGGACTAGTACCGCCACCAGACTGCTTGCGACCAGTATCAATTACATCTTTAACAGATGTTTCCATGATAAGTTCCTCGAACGTATACGGATTAAGATTGTTTTTCGGGTTGTTCAGAATGTTACCATCAGCTCCACGGAAAACGAGCTTCTGAGTACCATCAGCATTCTGCTGAAATTCAGGCGTTCCATGCTGAAGAACTTCTGCCTTAGCAGCATTGAGAAGTGTTTTCTGAATGCCTTCTGTAATGCCGGCCTTGAATTTAAGGCCTGCAGTAGCAGCAGCAAAGGCATAGTCGACGTGAGTTGCCTGGAGCTGTGCCTGAAGCTTTTGCTTCTCTGTCTCAAACTCATTCTGCTTAGTAGTAAGCTGACTCTGAAGCTGAGAAACCTGCTGCTGAGCATCTTTGAGCTGCTTCTTGATAGTCTCATCCTGAGCGCCCTCAGAAATCTTCTTCTCAAGGCTTGTAACCTTAGCCTTAGCAGTTGCCAATTCTTGTTTTGTTGTTGCCAGTGTCTCAAGGTCGGTCTTATTTGCATTAAGCACACGCTTGAGATAATCATAACTTTTCTCACCAGAGTTTTTTGCAACACCTGTGATACTCAGAATGTCACTGTCATACTGACCATGCAAAGCACCAATTTTAGTGCCAATAACCGTATTTTCGTCATTTTTTGACATTTCGGCTATGGCATTGAACTGCTCAACTGTCAAACCTGAAAGCTGAGTGTTCTGCTGAAGCATTTCTACTGTTAACATAATACTTTGGGAATTTGGTTGTTAATTACTTACCAATCATGGGAGTGGCATCTTTGAACGGGTCGTTCATTACATCTGTGATAGTGTAGCCGAGAAGCTTGTAGTTCTTTTTGAACAGCTGCCATTCACCATAGTTGAATGACTGAGTGACAGGCTTATTAATCTCTTTTCCAGTCTTCGGGTCAAAACGGTTGCCCATAGACAGCTTTACTTGAACCAGTTTTTCAGTACCTTTAGGCGCTGCAGCCACTTTGGCTTCTGGTGTTTCACTCTCAGGAGCAAGCTCAATCTGTTCCTCAAGGTCAACGATGGCCTCGGTTACTTCGTTGAGTCGATTCTGCTGCTCTTTGGTGAAGGCTTTTTCATTAGCTTTCTTGACCTGCAAGAGCTGTTCCTTCTCGCTGCTGAGCTCCTTGAGCTCCTGCTGCAGCTGCTTTTTGGTCTTCTGCGACATAATCTAATAGCTTTTTGTTAATAATTGATATTTTATCTTTGAGTGATTTATTTGCTCCAAACTGTATGATGTTGATATTCTCGCGTTCAAATCTATCAATGTAGCTGCTGAAATTAAGCTTGAGCATAACTTTTTTTGAATCAAGCAAGTTTTTCTCAGACAACTTAAGTACTTCATCAAGTGTTTTATGAGGGTAAGGCTCAAGTTGCTTAAGAATAAGCATTCTCTGCAGCACTTGTGGATTGTTTTTGTACTCAACCTCTATAATCTGCTGAACAATTGCATCGAGTTCAGCTTCTGACATGCCATTCTTTTTGGCAGTTTCATATTTTTTGTATAGCTCAGTAACCGTAAATACATAGAACTCAGTTCCCCAACTAATAGAAGAAGAAATAAAATCGCTTCCGTATCTGAGTTTACAAATCGTATCTTCTACAAACTTCTGGGCTTGCTCAAAATTGGTCTTAAGGCTGTTTAGAACTGATGTTTTGCTTTCAAAATTAGCGGCTACCTGTGTTTCATTAATAGCTTCTTTTTCACTAACAGTTCCACCTGAGCCGACAACAGATATAATAATGTCATCACGTAGACGTTTGCATTCGTCCACGTTATAATCAAGAGAATCCCTGTCAATCGTTGTAATCTGCACAGGATTACTCATATCAACAATGCCTTCAGCCTGATTTGGAATTGGTACTTCCAAGAATGAACCAGGACCAGCTATTCGCTTTTCACTGCAACACGGACATTTTTCAATTGTTCCATCAGCGAGCATTTTATATTCGCCTTTACTGTTACGCAAAAAGCCTCCATCACAGTAGTCTCCAGTTTCGTTGTTTTCAAAATGGCAATCAGCCTCATACGCACTATAAATAGGATACGGTGCATAAAGGTCTAGATGCTGTTTTGATAAAGCGAAAAATAGATACCAGTCCAGATTAGTGAGTTCCTTCGTGATAGGATTCTTCTTAAGGTCTATGCTTTTTTCGTTGAGCTTTGTTGACCAGAAGAATCGAGCTGGACAGAAGCCAAGTCCATGCTGAACCTCTGTTACGAGTGCTTTAATCTTAAGCTTATTATCGTCCAGCTCGAAAATTCTGATATAAGTGTCATCGAAAACTGCAATACGATTCTCTGGTTGCTTGAACACTATCCAATGGATGCAAGTACCATCACAGGTCTCGTAGTCTATCACGTCGGTTATCTCCAACCAATAGAAGTAAGGCTCTGGACGGAACGACGTTTGCTCTGTTGGGAGGTCAACAACGAGAACACTGTTAGGAGATACTTGCATCCTCTTCCAGCCTTCGGTTTTCCAGACGTCTGGTTCGTGCAAATGAGCGATACGGTAGTTTGCCCAATCTTCCTCAAGTTCTGAGTTAGTGAACTGATATGAAGACGAGCTATTACGACTATAGAACACGCGCTCGAGCTCACGATAGACATCTTCGACAACGGCTGAAGTGGGTAGTGGGAATTTAAACAGCTGAAGAAATATGTTATACTTATCTTTTGGAAGCAGGCCCTTAACCCAATCCAAAAAGATAGTAGTAGGCATGTTAGAATCAGACAAAGTGATATTAGTCTCAGTGTGAAATCTGAGACGCCTCTGCAATAAGTCTGCTCGACGTATAGTCTGAGCTTTCTTAGGCTTTTGCAGAATCTCCTTTATCTGATTTAACTCTAATGCCATTTTCTTCGTCGTAGTAATAATCGCTGTCAGGGTCCATTGTCCAGCCTCCATTCAGGGCTGGTCCCAGGTCAAGCAACCGCTCGGCATGCTGAATGCCGAACTGTTGCTTTACACCTGAGGGAGTGACAAGAGTTACTGTTTTTTGTTTTTTGCCTCGTGCCATAGCTGAAAAATATGAAAGAGTGTGAAACTTAGGCGCTGGCAACGTTAATCAAATCTGTAAGAGGATTGTAGTCCATCTCTGTCTGCTTGATGATTTCCAAGTCATCAGACCAGTTGGGCAAGAAGCTCCAACGAATAGTGTTGCTATCGGGCTCTTCATAACCGCCGAGGTTTTTATCGCTCACAAAGAACGAACGCAAAGGAATTGGACTGTAGAATACGCTGGTCGAACCGCCAGAAGTAACTTCTTCTTTGATAGCCCCGATGTTACCATTTTCATCAATGAGATAAACACCGATGTCCTCACAGCTGTAACTCTTCATGGTCTTAATGGTAGACTGCTTTTCCTGGTAGATGACACCTTCAAAAGAAGTTGCCTCACGACCAATAACAATCTCAATACCACCAAGTGTCTGGTTACCGCCACCGAATGTGCGGGCTTCACCAGGAGTTGTAGTCGGGTTTTGGATGTACGGAGAAATGATAATCTTGGTGCCGTCAGCAGCAGTTGCCAAAGCCACCATTGCAGTCTTAGTCTTAATATCGGCTGCAGCAATCTTGTTCAGTACGCCAGTAGAACCATAACGGCGCTGAATGATAACTTTCTGAATCTGCCCTAGACTCTCTTTGCAATCAGCAATCTGAAGGTCTGCAAGATGTGCACCTGCTGGGCATCCACAATTCATTCCCATTGTTTTTAAGTTTTATTTGTTAAACATGTGCGACTTAACAACTTTGCGTCCCTTAGCTAAGCGTTGCGTGCGAATATTTTTTATAGCGCAAATATACGCACTTTTTTCCAAACGAAAAAATTTTTCACGTTAAAAAATGTTAAAATTAATTATTTTTTTTAATTTTTGCCATAAAAATATAACTGAGCCAAGCAAAATTACGTCTTTCTGAAAAATAATCGTTGTCGTGTTCATTATCTTTCGCTTCTCTTTCAAAGCATACGTTCCTATACGCTTTTTTAAAATTGAAATATATGAAGATGTTAATAATGTAATTTAGCAAATATAAAAGAATAAAGAATATGAATAGAAGTTCTTTGTACTGTGCTGTGTGAGTTAATTCATGATTCAACAAAGTGGCTTTTCTAAAACGAACTTTTTCAAAGTCCATTTTATACTCTTTACGAACAAAGATTAAACCAAATAAGTTGATTGCCACAAAGCCTTTAAAAGGAATAGCACTGTTATAAATAATTTTTTCCATTGTTATAAAATGTTTAAAATATGTGAAAAATTATTCTGGACGCGCTCAAATTTTTTCGGCGTATAAACTATTATAAAAAACTTTTGAGCGCGACCAGAACGAACTGGAGCACTCTGGAGCGATTTCTAATTACGCTGGCGTATCCCTCTTCTATTATTACGCCGTGCGTGCATCTCATATACGCCTGTCAGGCAATCAGGACCATCATCGTGCTGGCTTCTTCGCTTATTATCTTTACGATATGACATAAGCGCGTTATGGAAATTCGGCCAAAGCCTTTCCCATCCTTCTGGCATAAGTACATCAGACATTACATTTGCAGAATTTGAATAAATACGAGAAAATTTATTTTCAGTTTGCGTAAAATATTCAACTGCGCATGCAAAGTTATTAAGTGTAGTTCTCAAAATCCTCTTAACAGCCCTTGCAAAGCCTCTTCCGCCATTATTGCTTTCAATACGGGCTCTTTTAGTGTTATTTCTGCTAAGCATTTTTGCTGTTGCTGGTTCAGTAACTTCCATCGGGTCTTTTGTGTAGTATACATCTGTTACATAACAAAACTCAGGTGTATCAATAAAACATATCGAACACAATGCATCAGCACCTGTATCAGCAGTATCTGTATAATTCCACTTACACAGAGCATCTTTACCAGCTGGCAGTTGTTCAGGCTTATATGTTTTAAAACCTTCTTGATACATAAGACCTTCTTTTGGCTTTGGGTCTTGCATATACTGTGTATCAAACACGATAGGCTCATTCTCGCGAAGCTTATACAACTCTTCGAGTGTGTGTTTCATTGGCCACAGTGCAACATCATTGCCTTCAGCATCTTTATGAATTGCCGGAAGGCTAAGAACTGTCCATTCTTCTGGCTCTTTATTAAGCAGAAATCCACAGAGGTCTTCTTCATGTAGTCTCTGCATGATTATAATGATTGGTGTATTACGTGAGTTTACGCGGTTACGAATCGTTGACTCGAATCGAGCGTTGATTCTATTTCGTATAAGGTCTGACTCTGCATCTTCAGGTTTAATTGGGTCATCAATCAAAATTGCACCTTGGAAAATGTTCTGTTTCGCACCAATCAATCCTAATATTTGGTCGAGTTCTTTATCAAATGTGAGGTCTTCATAAGAAAGCTGTTCTTCATCGACTTCATCTACTTGTCCTGCACCAAAACCTGTTACCTGGCCTTGCGTTGATACTGCGTAGAACTCTCCGCCAGCTACTGTTTTCCATCGTGTTGATGAGCCTTTTTCTTTCTCAAGTTGTGAATCTGGAAAAAGCTGCTTATACAGCGGCTCCATCATTATGTTTCGTACAGTAGTCGAGTTATCAGTAACGAGAAGGTCAGAGTACGACAAATGAAGAAACTTACACGTTGGATTGAGTGCGAAGCACCAACTTGAAAAAGATTTGATAACTGTTTCCGTTTTACCATATCGCGGTGGCATATTTATTATAAGTCGCTTGCATTTTCCGTCGACCACGTTCTCAAGTGCCTTGAATATCATCTTGAAATGGTCATTCATTACAAATGAGCGCCTATACTGGGCTTTAAACATTGCCTTTGTATATTTTTCAAGTGATGAGAGCAACTCAAGTTTAAGGAGCTCTTTTGGGTCCAGCTTCTCAGTCCGTATTCTGCTTCTTACATCAGCTTGCAGCTGTTCAAGTGTTGTTTTCTGTGCCATTTTACATCAAATCATTATTGCTTTCATTAGTCAAGGCTTCATACTCTGATTCAAACATCCATTTATAGCCTCCTGATGATTGAGCTTTACCTTTACAGCACATTGAGATGTTACGAGCACCTGTTTTGCTAAACGCTTCATACATGCTATCAAAACGAGCTATAAACGCCATTGTTTCATAGTCAAGCTGAACTACTGAAACTGATGAAGTTGGATGCCGATGTTTACCCCTGTTTTGTATTGTCTCATATTTTATCTTCTTTTTAGTTGGCTGACCTAAAACCATAAGACCTCTACTCCAAAAACCAGAGCCAAGCAACTGCTTTTTTGAATCGATTGCTTTAAATATGTCATTAACATCAATTAGGAAATCATCAGCCGCATCACTTACTGATTCATATATTCCAATTATTTCTTTTTGGAAATTTCTGCATACAATTACTTGCTTCACAGAATTAATTTTTAAATCATTTAGCAAATTGTTCATAGTCGTATCGGCTTTTTAATTTTTGTTTCCTATAATCGTGTCACGTATAATCATATATGCTTCACGAGATACAAGTGTATTTGGAAGAAGTCCGGGTTGAGTGCCTTCTGGTAACTGTATAGATGCTGCTGTTTGATTTTTGCCAAACACCCGGTCCCAAAGCCGTTCAAGTGTATCAATATTACCCAATTTGGCATCTTCTTTAAGCCTCTTGATAATAATCTTGATTGCGAGTGGCACTTTTGGATTTTTGTTTATAGCATCAAGCTGATTTTCATTACACGTGAGCAGACAACTCAATAAATTATACGTATCTGCGCGTGTGAGGTACAAAGACATATTTATATTGAGGCTATTAAGAAGCTTCACTACATCTCTACGTGTAGTTCCGGCGTATGGTGAGAGGTCATTTTCTCCTCCAGCTAAGAACCTCTGTGCTGCTGGAGAGTCCTGTAACACTTCTATTTCTGCAATATTTTGGGCAATTTGCTGTCTTTCTTGTTCCGATTTTACCTTCTTAGACTCAAGGGCTTGTTTCTCTTTAAGTTTGATACGCGCGAGGTCTGCAGCGGATAACCGCTGTTGTTCGGCTTCAATTTCTTGGTCAATAACCTCTTCATAATTTACTGATTGGTTCGGGTCATTGTCATCGTAGTCTGGCAGAATAGCGCTGATGCTATTTTTAAGTTTAGAATTTTTATCGTCCATATTATGCATGAAGTTTATTATTTTGGTGCAAAAGTATTAAAATATTATGAGATATAAAAATTATAGCTATTAAAAAGTGTTAAAATAAGATTTTTTCTTAGTGGAAACAAAAATTTTTATTGTTTACATTATTGTTTATTTCTAAGTTATTAAAAATCAGTCAGTTACAACGTGTGTAAACAAAGTAAACAAATAAACAACGCTCCCCCTATACTATATTAAAATTTCTATTTTTTACTTTTTATTATATCCTATTTATATACCTATAAAAGCTATATTATACAATTCTATTTCAACTATATTAAGAATTTATTGTTTACTTTGTTTATTTAGCTAAAACACTTTGATTTTCAGCGCTTTGGAGAGAAACAATACATTGTTTATTTTGTTTATTTAAAGAAAACTTTGTTTCCAGGCAAAAATTTTTCTTAGCTTGAGGTCACCGAGGCGTGAATTTATTGAAATAGAGTTGTATGGCTATATTCTTTTATACCTATTATTGCTTATATGACTAAGCATTATTTATAGGCCAATTTTCTTTTAAACCTGTAAATTTTTAAGATGAGAGCAAGAATGCGTAACTGTGTTTATCTATAGGGGGCACCATGCCATTTTGGCATTTAGGGGCCTAAAATTCATGCCATAATGTCATATTTTTAAATTTTACTTTTATGACAAAGTGGCATGATGCCTCATTTCATCTCTGTCGCGCTCAAATTATTCTTATGATACTTCGTGTGTCCGACAAGCTCTCAGCGCATCCAGGACGACTGGAAGTATGTTCAGAACGATTTTATGTAACTCGCCTTTTTAAATAAAATAAAATAAATAAATAAATAAAAAGTCATTAACCATTTTTAACATTTAATTTTACATTTTTTAACATAAATAATTTTTCAATGTCGAAAAAAGTGTGTACTTTTGCAATGTGATTAATAAAATAAATGTCGAATTTAAAATTTTAAGAATTATGGAAAATTCACAAAAATTTAACATTGCAAAAAAAGATGAAATTGAACAAATCTATGATAAAAAAATTAACAATCTTAAAATGTTGTTAAAAAGTTCAAAATATGCATATTATTATAAAAATTTACATAAATTTATAATATATATTGAAGAAGTGAAAAAAGGTGAAAAATTCACACTTTATACACAAAATCACAATTATTCACAATCTTTTATTGTTGATAATGAAAATAATTTGATTTAATCTTAAACGAATTTTAACATTTAATTTAATAATTTTAACATCAAAAATTTTGGGATGTCGAAATTAATTTGTACTTTTGCAATGTGATTAATAAAATAAATGTCGAATTAAAAATTAAGATTATGGCTAAGTCTAATTCATCTCGTCCCGTGCGTTTGAGCACATTCCAAATTTTCGTCGTCGCCAATGATGATTATTCACGTAATTTAGCAGAGTTAACGCTATTGGGCGAATTTGTCAAAAAATCTGATGTGCACTATTGCGCAGAGAAAGACGCTATTGATATGGTCGCTCATTATTTAGAGAATTGCGACGAATGTCCATATACATATTTATTGTATAAGACATCGAAAGAATTGGATGAAAATGGAAATCCAAAAAGCTTCACACTCATATCGACCATATATGGCGATAGTGACACAAAGCAAGTGGTGATTGACTAAATCACCACTCACGCAGCCCAATATGGTACAAGCGGAAGTTCGACTCTTCCGTTGGGTACAAAGGCAATAGTGCCCTACTATGATTAAAAATCAAAAATGACAGAAGAAGAATTTATTGAGGCTCTTAAAGAGTTCTGTAGGTCCAACAAATTTGAATATCATGGGCGCGTACAGTTTGCGACTGGTGTGCTCCTCGTTTATATATTCGGGAACAACTGCATACAGCCATTCAACGCTTGGCTCGATATTTGGACCGCAGAACATACCACGCCCACAGCATTTGATAAAGAATTTGGAAGCTACGTAAAATTGAAATAATATGGGATATTATCCACAAACTCAGAGCAACCCAATTACTAATATGTGTGCAGAGCTCAATGCAATCATTGGTGAACAGCACTTCAGGGTACTGTATGACGCACATATACGCCAGTACAAGCTCTCACTTACAGACTTGGGCAAAGCATCAAAGAAATACAGTTATTTGGAAACAATCTCGATGCCATTTTCAGAAATGTTTGAGTACTTGAATGGAATATTATTGGGATTTAGACTCGCAAAACAGATATATAAATTTTAACATTTCATTTTGCATTTTTTAACATAAATAATTTTTCAGTTTGAAAATAAATGTGTACTTTTGCAGTATCAAAATAAAAAAATAAGATTATGGCAACAATTAAATTCAATGATTTCGCAGAGCGCTATTGTGGCACGAATGATAGAGCTGAACAAATCGAGGAATTAAGCTTATCATTAATTAACGTGGATAATAATGATGAAATTAGTGATGCTGAGCTTAATGAGCTGTTTGACACTGAATGCCAAATAATGCAAAAGTATTTTGAGCCAAATGATTATTTCGACATTATTATCAATGAAAAGTGGATTTGCACAAGTATAATTTCAATTATTTAATATTATGGGACAGAACAAAAGAACTTTTGCAGAGATTGCTCGTGAAATTGAACAGACATGGAAAAATGTCTACTTCGGTGCAAAGCCTCATTTGCAGGCAATGAAGACCATTAACTCAAGTGACAAAAATGCTCCTTACTTATTTGAAACTGCTGATATTATTGTAAGGTATTTTCTGGCAAACGCTTCGTGTTGGAGAGGTGAAGATGCCGAGCGCATTAAAGCAGAACTTAAATTAATGATTAAATAACCTTAAAAATTTAATATTATGGCAAAGTTGGTAACAATCGTAAAAACGTATTTCGGGAACAATTTTCGTAATAATTGTGTGGAGGTTGAAATCCCTGACGAAGCTGCAAGATTAATCCAGGAGCATTGGGTAAAAAAGAGCGTAAGCCGATGCGTTAAAGCAAAATACTTATCGTCCAACCAAGATGCAGATTGTTTTTTGCTGGATAAAAACGAGACAACGATTGCGGGAGTACAAAACATAGTTACATTCTGCACGAGAGAAGACGAAACAGTAGAACTGAAATATGATAATATTTAAAAATATGAAGCAGAAATCAAAATGGCAAATTGCCAAAATCATAACTCGCAACATTATCCATTTGCTCATAGCAGCTGCTTATCGTATTATCCTTATTATCTGTTTCAATGCTAAGTGGCTATATCAAGATGTATTGGCAAAGAGAATAGGATATAAAAACCATGCTGATATGATGCAGAAAA